AATAACAACCTATCATATTCCATCTAATAGCAGACAGTTAATCGATACAGAGAATATTAATTTTTCTGCTGAGTTAAATGAATATACAGGAGTGCCTTTTGTGAATGGATTATTTAAAAAACATTATCAGGCGTACATAAAAGATGTATTCAACAAAAATAGGAGGATGCTAAAAATTAAAGCTAATCTTCCTGTTAGGATATTATCAAAGATGCAATTAAATGATAAAATAATAATATTCAACAATCTTTATAAGATTAATACTATCACAACTAATTACGAAACATTAGTATCTAAGTTAGAATTAATAAACGAGTTAACTGATTTCAGAGTACAGGAAAACCAAGGGGATTTAGCTAGAACAGTCGATAAACCATTTATTACTGTAGACAATCCAAGTGTAACTGCAGATACAGGCACAATTTCATAAAATATGCAGGATTTAATCGAACTTTTAGAGATTGCTAAAAAAGAGAAGTTAGGAGGGCGTTATATAGATATCGCACTAGGAAAGCATAAGTTTCCTGAAAGCATTAAGGAGGCATACATAATTTTTAATAGAAGACTGTGGCACAAGTATTAATAGAATTAAAAGCAAAAACTCAACAGGCTGAGAAAGACCTTGAGGAAATTTCGGTACTCTTAGAGGAGCAGAAAGAACTTACGATAGAATTCCAAAAAGAACTCTCGGAGTTAGAAAGGAAAAGAGCCACAAGTAATAAGGGTAATTTAGCACAACAGAGAGAGATCAACAAAGCTATTTCTCAGACTAAAGCACAAATCAAAGATGCTCAATTAGGCGTAAAAGACTATTCTAACCAACAGTCTAATCTTAGAAAGACTCAGCAGAAATTAAATAAGGAAACTAGAGAAGCTGAAAAGGATCAGAAAGAATACAACAGAGAATTAGAAAAATCCACAGGATTAACTAAAACCCTAGACACACTTACGGGAGGTTTATTCTCTAGAATTAAATCAGGTGCTAATGCATTTAAGACTGCTACTAAATCAGCTAAAGCATATAGAATAGCTTTGATTTCCACAGGGGTAGGTGCATTAGTAGTAGCATTAGGATCTTTGGTGGCTATGTTTAAAAATAGTGAAGAGGGACAGGATCGATTAACTAAACTTACTAAACAGTTTGGAAGCGTAGTAGATAATGTAGTAGATGTAGTAGCTAATTTTGGAAAAGGTATTTTCAATCTAGGAAATGCTTTTAGTAAAGTATTAAAAGGAGATTTTAAAGGTGCTTTGGATGAAGCTACAAGCGGATTCTCGGATTTCTCAGATAGTGTAAGTACGTTTACAGATGAAGTTGTAAATGATTTCAAAGTAGCGGGAGATATTGCAGATCAAATTGCACAAGCTAATAAAATAGATAGAGAGTTATTGATCGAAAGACAAAAGGCTAATGCTAAGATTAATGATTTAAGAATCAAAGGACAGGACATAGAGAGATTTAATGCGTTTGAAAGGGCAGATTTTTTAGCAGAGGCGTTAAGGATCGAAAATGAGATTACAGATCAGGAGATAAAGGCTGCTAAACTTAGAAGGGATGCTAAGATTGAAGAGAATAAGTTATCGGAATCTACAAGAGAGGATTTAGAGGAACAGGCTAAGTTAGAAGCGAAAGTATTTGAATTAGAATCTAAAAAGTTATCTAGACAGAGAGAGGTAAGGAGTTCAATAAATAGTGCGATAAGAGAAACTATAAGACTTCGAAGACAAGAGATAAACGAGTTTGCTGAACAAAGAGGAAAAATACAAGCAGTACAAGATGAGTTCCAAGCTAAAAAAGATAAACAGGCAGAGGAAGATGGAGAAAAACAACAGGAAGCTAAGGCTTTAGAGATCAATAATGCATTAGAGGCTAGCCAAAGTATATTAAGGGGTAAGATAATGCAGAGTGAAGAGGAGTTATTCCTAGAGGAACACAAAGCTGAATTAACGATGGGATTTGCAAATCAAACATCTCAGCTTATAGGAATGATTGCTAAAAAAGATAGTAAGGTTGCGAAAGCTGCAGCGACTGCTCAAGCTATTATCTCAGGTATACAAGGAACTCAAAACGCATTTAAAACTGCTCAGGATAGTCCAATTACTGCTATATTTCCGCCTTATCCCTTTATACAGGCGGGTATTGCTGCTGCGTTTGCAATTAAGCAAGTACAATCGATTAATGCAGTAGATCCCACAGGGGGAGGTGGAGCATCAATGAGTGGATCGAGAGGATCTGCACAAAGTCAAGTGCCGAACGTTAATGTAGTAGGAGCATCTCCGATTAACCAAGTTGCTCAGGCAATAGGCGATAAAGAAGATCAACCCGTAAAAGCATTTGTGGTAGCAGAAGAGGTGACAACACAACAAGCATTAGATAGAAAAACAAACGAAAAAGCGTCAATAGGATGAAAATAGTTGAATTAATATTAGATGAAAACGATGAGCTAAATGGTATCGAAGCTATTAGCATAGTCGAAAAACCTGCGATAGAAGAAGATTTTGTAGCCTTAAAAGATATCGAGGAAGTGAAATTTGCAAAATTAGATGACGAAAAAAGAATCCTATTAGGACCCGTATTAATTCCAAACAAACCTATTTTAAGAAGAGGTAAAGAGGATAATTATTATATCTACTTTTCGAGGGATACAGTTCGCAAAGCATCTGAGTTATATTTAAAAAAAGGTAATCAGGGTAAAAGTACTCTAGAACACGAACATAGTATTAATGGATTAACATTAGTTGAGAGTTGGATCGTAGAAGATAAAGAGAAAGACAAGAGCAATCTTTATGGGATGGATGTAGCACTAGGTACTTGGATGGGTGCTATCAAAGTAGATAACGAAGATATTTGGAACGAATATGTTAAAACAGGACGAGTAAAAGGCTTTTCAATAGAAGGCTACTTTGCAGACAAATCTGAATCGCCTCAAGAGAAAGGAATTAAGGACAGTTTATCAGAGATAGAAGAGGAAGAGAAGGAAAGTATTTTAAACTCGCTTAGAAGTCTTTTAAATGGCGATAAAGAGGAATTAGAAAGCTATGCTGATTACCCATCGGGAGTAAAGAATAATGCTAAGAAAGGAATTGAACTTAACAAGAAGGTTAATAATAAATGTGCTACGCAAGTTGGAAAGATAAGAGCCAGACAATTAGCATCAGGTAAAGGACTGACTAAATCTACGATTAAAAGAATGTATTCGTATTTATCGAGAGCAGAGGAGTATTACGATGAAAGTGATACAAAAGCCTGTGGAACGATAAGCTATTTACTTTGGGGAGGATTAGCAGGAAAGAGATGGGCGAAATCTAAATTAGATGAATTAGAGGAATTAGCGAAAGTAGGTAAAAGAGGAGGAATCACTAAATCACCAAAAGCACCTAAGTCTGATACTCCAAATAAAAATCCTAAGGGAAAAGGAAGTGCAAAGGGAACTGCTAAGGGAAAAACAGGGGCAAAAGTGACTGCCAAAGATCGAGCAACTTTGCAAAAAAAATCCGATGATTTTAATGATAAATACAAAAAGAAATTAGGATACGGAGTTACTGTGGGAAGTTTAGCTAGTGTTTATCAAAGAGGACTAGGAGCGTTTAATACAAGCCATTCGCCTAATGTTAAATCTGCATCTCAATGGGGATTTGCTAGGGTAAATGCGTATTTATATTTGATAAAGAATGGAAGACCACAGAATCCTAAGTACACACAAGATTATGATCTATTACCAAAAGGACATCCAAAATCTAGCAAATAATGAAGTACCCAATACCTAGAGGAAATAAAAGAGCGTGTTTGTGCAGAGATGGGGAAACGTATTCGATTGAATGTTGTGAGGAAGATTATTTCTCACAAGGTATCGGTAATATTACAGCATCATTTGTTGATGGAGTATTGCAAGATTCGGATGGAACTATTGTTCAAACAGATACTTCTCAATCTTTAGGATCGACAAATACAGATCCATTACCTGAGGCAGGTTTAGGAGTAAGCGATGTAACGAATGAAGATACTGAAAGAAGTTTCACAAATTCTACTGATAGCACAGGTGATGATCAGGGAGATCACGGATTACCTACAACAACAACCACTACAACAACTACCACTACGACAACATTGCCTGTATTTGATTGTACGGATGCAGTATTTTCAATGACTGATGGCAATTCGAGTGAATCAACATCAGGACAAGGATCGGTTACATTAGGAACTATTAATTCAATAAGTCCATCAACGTACAGTACAGGATCAGCGACATATACTGCAACGATAACCGTTCCCTCAGGATATAGCAATTCAGGATCAACAATTGATTGTACAGATACTGCAACAGGATTAGTTGCATTTACTTGTACGGATGCTAATTTTGTAATGGCTAATGGAAATGCAAACGATTCAACAAGTGGACAAGGAACTGTTAGTTTAGGTACTATAACTAATATTTCTCCTAGCGTATATGGTCAAGGCACAAATACTTATACCGCAACAATAACAGTACCGAGTGGATACTCTAATTCAGGGCAATCTATTAATTGTACAGATGATGCTTTTGGAGAATTGTTCGGATGGTTTGCAAATGCTGCAAGTGAATATGATGGATTTTCCACAAGATCAGATGCCTGCTCAGGAGTTTTTGCAGATTCAACAAGTGTGAGAATTCATTTTAAAGATGGATCAGGAACTTTACAATATCCCTCGACAACTCAAAATATAATTGATGGAGCATTAAGTTTATTAATGTTTGAAGATGATGGAACAGGATCACCTACATCAAATAAAATAAGAGGAGGTGCTACATTTTTTGGTTTAGTGTATAAAGATGTAGATGATATAAATACGTCAACAGATCCACAATTGACATTAGTAGCTTTAGGATCTTCAAGCGATACACCGCCTTATAGTTCAGAAGGTTTATACAATTTAGTACAAACTTGTTCTCCTTAAAAATGCAAAAAAAATAACCCTAAACGTAATACTAATATGAAAAAAGCTAAAGATATGTTAAACGAGATTAAAAGCCTTTTAGGGGTTGAATTATCGGAGGAGCAAGAAATTGTTCTAGCGAAGTTAAACCTCGAAAATGGCACTGTATTAGAGTCGGAAGATTTCAATACGGGGAGCGAAGTATTTATTCTCACAGAGGACGAATCAGTCGCATTACCTGTGGGTGAGTACAAACTCGAGGATGGCAGAATCTTAGAAGTTACTGAGGAAGGCGTAATTGCTGAAATCAAAGCTGAAAAAGAGGAAGAGGAATCCGAAGAGGAGAAACCAGAAGAAAAAGAAGAAATGGGTTACGCAACTAAAGAAGAGTTGGGCGAAGTTATTTCAATGGTTGAGGAGATCAAAGCAATGATCGAAAAAATGGGAGACTATAAAGAAAAAGAAGAGGAGAAAATGAGCGAAGAGATTGAGGAACTTAAAGAGGAACTTTCTCAAGCTGCTGCTGAACCTTTGGCACATAGTCCTGAAAAAGAAACTGAGACAAAATTTAATCTGTATTCTCAGAACAGACCGACAAATACTACGGATTTAGTATTGCAAAGAATTGCTAACATAAAAAGAAAATAAAAAATGGCAACAACTACATCAATTACAACTACGTATGCAGGGGAATTTGCGGGAGAATACATCTCAGCGGCTCTGTTATCGGGAAGTACAATCGCTAATGGCGGTATCACAGTTAAACCTAATGTAAAGTTTAAAGAGGTTATTAAGAAAGTTGATACTAATGCGATTGTGAAAGACGCTACTTGTGATTTCGATCCTACAAGTACAGTAACATTAACTGAAAGAATTTTACAGCCTGAGTATCAGCAAGTGAACTTACAGTTATGTAAAGCAGATTTCCAATCTGATTGGGAAGCAGTTTCAATGGGACTATCAGCACACCAAAGTTTACCAAGTAATTTCGCAGATTTCTTAATCGGTCACGTTGCAGCAAAAGTTGCACAAAGAACTGAGCAGTCAATTTGGGGAGGTGCTACATCTAACAACGGGCAATTTGATGGATTCTCTACTACATTAGCTGCTGATGCTGATCTGCCTGCAGGTCAAGAAGTAGCGGGTACTACTGTGACATCTGCTAACGTAATTACTGAATTAGGCAAAATTGCTGATGCAGTGCCTAGCGCACTATACGGAAGCGAGGATCTTAACATATATGTTTCTCAAAATATTGCTAGAGCGTATGTAAGAGCATTAGGCGGATTTGGTGCATCAGGATTAGGTGCAGCGGGTACAAATGATATGGGAACACAATGGTGGAATAATGGATCACTTAGTTTTGATGGAATCAAATTATTTGTTGCTAATGGTTTAGGAGATGACGTAGCGGTAGCTGCAGAGAAATCTAACCTATACTTTGGCACAGGCTTGCTAGCAGACCACAACGAAGTGAAGTTATTAGATATGGCTGACTTAGATGGATCTCAGAATGTAAGAGTAGTAATGAGATTTACTGCAGGAGTTCAATATGGTATTATCGATGAGATAGTAACTTACGGAATTACAAACTCTGCTAACTAATAAATAGAATTTTAATCTAAAGGGGTGGGTAAGCCGAAAAGCCTACCTACCCTTTTTTAATACCTTATAATATGGCTTGCGATTTAACTAGAGGGCGTAAAGAGGCTTGTTTAGATTCTACAGGAGGCATCAAAACAGTTTACTTTGTAGACTATGGGGATCTAGGTACGATCACCAAAACTGATGAAGAAATTACGGATCTGAGTGGGACTTTTAACGCTTATAAATACGAACTAAAGGGTGCGAATTCTTTCGAGACCACGATCAATAGTTCGAGAGAAAATGGTACGACATTCTTTGAGCAATCTTTAACTATCCAATTAAAAGGATTATCTAAAGAGGACCACAAAGAAATCAGACTAATGGCTTATGGTAGACCACATATTTGTGTTGTAGACTATAATGATAATGCTATGCTAATGGGCGAAGAGCAAGGTTGCGATGTATCAGCAGGAACAGTTTCTACAGGAACTGCACTTGGCGATTTTAATGGATACTCATTAACCTTTATTGCACAGGAAACTAATGCCCCTGCATTTATTGCATCACCGACTGTGGCAGATCCATTCGATGGAATGAGTTCAGCTACTGTAACAATTACCGAGGGAACTTAATAAAGTTTTTTCATTTGAAGAGAGGAGGGCATTTCGCCCTCTTTTTTTTGCAATAATAATATTACCTTGCGTTATATTGATATGAAAGTACTAACTACTAGTTCATCTGAGCAAACATTCAAGGTTGTGCCTAGAGAATACGCTACATCAACAACACTAGAGATCAGAGATGAAAGTCTAAATACAAGTGCGACATATAGCACAACTAATACAATCGATGGGGATTTTTTAGATATTCCTGTTACAGTATCTTTGGATGAAGGGAAGTTTTATGAAATGACTCTTAAAAAAGCAGATGGAACTATAATTTATAGAGATAAAATATTTTGCACGGATCAGGGAATCGACCAATCTCAGGATGAAACCTATTCGATTAATGATAGTATCTACACAAGTGATACAAGCTACGATGACGAATTTGTAATTATATGAAAGACATAAGCATAGTAAATTTAAGCAGTTACTCAACTCCTAAGGTACACGAGTACAGAAACAAGGATTGGGTTTCCTATGGAGAGGACAATGACTATTATAGTTATTTGATAGATCGATACAATGGAAGTCCTACGAATAATGCTATTATCAATGGAGTAAGCGATATGATCTACGGAAAGGGATTAGATGCTACGGATAGTAACAGAAAGCCTGAGGAGTATGCTCGAATGAAATCTTTATTTACTAAAGAGTGTGTGCGTAAGTTGGTTTATGATTTAAAACTAATGGGACAATGCTCGATGCAAGTAATCTATTCTAAGGATAGAAAAACAATAGCTAGAGTAGAACACTTTCCAATAGAAACCCTAAGAGCAGAGAAAGCTGATGACAAGGGAAATTGCAATGCGTATTATTATCATTCGGATTGGAGTAAAATAAAACCAAATGATCAACCTAAGAGAATACCTGCATTTGGTAAATCTAGCGAGAGTATTGAAATATTTGTAGTAAAACCTTATAGAGCAGGATATTATTATTTTTCGCCTGTGGATTATCAGGGAGGATTACAGTATGCAGAATTAGAAGAGGAAATTGCGAACTATCATATTAACAACATAAAGAATGGTTTAGCACCCTCAATGCTAATAAACTTTAACAATGGAGTGCCTAATGATGAAGAGAGAGAACTAATCGAAAGAAGAATTTATGATAAATTTTCAGGAACATCTAACTCAGGCAAATTCATTTTATCATTTAATGATAATTCAGAAACTGCTGCTTCAATAGATCCCGTACAATTATCCGATGCCCACAACCAATACGAATTCCTTTCTACGGAATCATCCAAAAAGATACTCGTTAGTCACAGGATTGTATCACCTATGCTATTTGGTATTAAAGACCAAACGGGATTAGGGAATAATGCAGATGAATTAAAAACTGCTTCGATCTTAACAGACAATGTAGTTATTAGACCATTTCAGGATTTATTAATCGATGCGTTCGATCAGGTATTAGCTATTAATGGGATTAGTTTAAATCTTTATTTTAAAACACTTCAACCTCTAGAGTTTACTGAAATAGATTCGGACGTAGATAGAGAAACTAGAGAGGAAGAAACGGGGGTAAAAGAAGAACTAAGTAAAGCACCTTTTTTAGAAGATGAAATTGCAGGAGAGTGGTTAGATCATTTAGAAGAATTAGGAGAGGATGAAGACGAGGATTACGAATTAATAGATAGTGAGATCCTAGATGACGAAGAACCTGAGGAGTTTAATGTGGAGGAATATTTAAATGGATTAAAATTATCTGCAAATAAAGATTCGGAAATCGACACTAAATTATTTAAGGTGCGTTATAAGTATGTGAAGGGAACAAAGAAAAAGCCTCAGGGAAATTCTAGATTATTTTGCTCTCGAATGCTGAGAATTGGAAAGCTATATCGCAAAGAGGATATAATTTCGATGGAGAAAAAAGGAGTAAATAAGAAACTAGGACATAAAGGAAAAGCATACTCAATTTTTAAGTTTAAAGGCGGCGTAAATTGTTTTCATCGATGGGAGAGAAGAGTCTATAAGAAAAGACTAAAAACTAACGGAGAGCCTTGGGGTGGCGATGCTTTATTTGGCACTAGATTTAAAAACGTAAATCAGGCGGTACGTGAGGGATTAAAATTACCATCACAACCTAAGGAAGTAGCAATCGCACCTGTGGATATGGAGAACAGAGGACATCACCCAAATTATAAAGGATAATGGCAACAGCACTATTTATTAAGAGAGCGGATTTAGTAAGAAGTACGATTTTAGATGGAAACGTAGACACAGACGATTTTATTCATTACGTAAAAGTTGCTCAGGAAATCCACGTAAAAAATTATGTTGGGAGTAAATTATATGATAAGATCTCTGCGGATATAATTGGAGGTTCTCTTAGTGGTGCTTATTTAACCCTAGTAAATGACTATTTACAGGATATGCTGATTAATTTCGCAATGGTCGAATATTTACCATTTGCAGGATATAAGATTAAAAACGGAGGGATCTTTAAAAGATCTGCAGAGAATTCAGAAATACCCTCAAAAAGAGAAATTGATTATTTAGTAACAAAATACCAAGATCGAGCAGAATATTATACAAGACGGATGATTGACTACGTTACATTTAATATAGGCAGCTATCCTGAGTATAACACAAATAATAATGAGGATGTATATCCTGACAAAGATTCTTTATTCCACGGATGGGTGCTTTAAAAAGATACAAACCTAAAAATAAAAATATAGTGAAGTTAAAAAACTATATTAAGAAAAAAGAAAAAGAGAAAAATGGCAAATAGCATAGATTGGGGTAAGATTTATTGCGAAATGATTACTAACAAGGGATTCGGATTAGATGATGACTATACTGTTGGTTTATCGATTCACGATGCTTCTGCACCTGTTTGTTGGGCAGACTCAGGATTGATCCCCGCATTTTCAGCAGATACTACGACAGTAAAAGCTGATTCTACGTTATTTACTGCAGATGCAACACAAAGACCTTAAATAAATAACAAATGGCTAAACAGACAATTAATATTGGGAGTACTGCTAATGATGGCACAGGCGATACTCTTAGAGACGCATTCGACATAGTGAATGATAACTTTAATGAAGTATATGGTAATGATTTTGTGACACACGATCAGTTGGCTGCTAGGTATACAGAATCTAGTGCAGTTACATCCGCTGCTTCGATTACTATCGATACCGAAACTGCAGATATTTTTACGTGGACTGCAGGACATTCTACGACAGTTGATTTTACTAATGTAGAAATTGGAGACACTTGTGCTTTAGTAGTTACAGGGGGAGGATCTTCTTATACGTTGGCATTACAAAATATTAATGGATCAGCAGGGACATTTAATAGATTAGCAGGAACGTATGATGATACGTCAGCAACAAAAAATTTAATCGAGTTTAAATTTATATCTACGTCAGAGGCGTGGTATCAAATCTCACAAATAGCAACATAATGAGTTACGCAATTAATAGAAACGGTACGATAGAAGTTTATCAATCTATTCCTAAAAGATTCAAAGGGGGTCAAAAGGAATATTTAGGAGGGTTTGATCAATTAACCAGAGCAGAGCAGAAGGCAGAAGGGTTGTTTGATGTTGTGATGCCTGATGGTTATAATTCTCAGATCCACGATCTAGGAGAAATTTATTGGGATAGTGCTAATATTCAATTTACATATCCGAAGACTAATAAGACTTGGAGTCAATCGGTTGCTGAATTAAAGGATCAAAAAATTGCAAATCTAAAATCGAATGCAAATAGTAAACTTGCAGAAACTGATTGGTATATTATAAGAAATGCAGACACGGGAGATTCGATACCAAGTGAAATTACAGAAGCTAGGTCAGCGATAAGATCATCGGTTGTAACTAAAGAAGGTGAGATCAATTCAAAGACGACAAAGGCACAAGTAATACAGTACGATATAAGTTTATAATATGGCTTTAAATAAAAAGTTTTTTCCTAAAGTATCAGATGCAGCAGATGTTTTTACTCCATCAGAACACTTTAATACTGTACTCTATACAGGTAACGGAAGTACTCAACGTATAGGTGGGTATATAAATAGAGGTGGGGTATTTAATGGGAGTAGTAGTAAGATAGATTTGCCAAATTTAGGCATTAGCGGTGCTAATACGAGAAGTATATCAGCTTGGATTAATGTAAATAGTTTAAGTTCTGCACAAACTATTTTACAATATGGAAGTAATTCTGCTGAACAACGATTTGGTTTTGCAATAGACACATCAGGTAAAATATATGTTGAGTATTTTGGAAGAGATGCTATTACTTCATCAGCACATATTACTGTTGGCAGTTGGTTTCATCTTGCAGTAACCTATAATGGGGGAGCAATAGAAACAGCAACTAATACACAAATATATATTAATGGTTCAGCAGTTTCTATGTCAACATCAGGAACTTCAACAGGCTCTGCTAATACAACAGACAGCAATTACGCTATTGGATATGATAGATTAAACACAAGACAATATTTT